GGCGTGATTCCGTCGAATATGAAGAGAACCGTTTTGGTGACCTTGATATGGATAACGATTATCTGGGTGCCGGTATTCCAGACGAAGACGAATATAAAACTGTAAAATCATTACGTGTTATAGAAAGGCAGCACAAACGTATGACACGTGTTGAGTGTTTTGTTGATCCTAATACTGGCGATAGTAGACAGGTTCCCGAAGCATGGTCTACTGCTAAAGCTAAAAAGTTTAGTAAGCAGTATGGCTTAAATATGATTAGTAAAATAAAACGCAAGGTAAGATGGACCGTTACTTGCGACAAAACTGTATTGCACGATGATTGGTCGCCTTATGACGATTTTACTATAGTGCCTTTCTTTGCTTATTTTAGAAGGGGCAGACCATTCGGGATGGTACGTAATCTTTTATCTCCACAAGAACAGCTTAATAAAATAGCTTCTCAGGAACTACATATAGTAAATACCACGGCTAATAGCGGTTGGATGGTAGAAAGTGGTTCTCTTGTTGGTATGACATCAGATGACCTTGAAGAACATGGTGCAGAAACAGGTCTCGTTGTTGAATATAACCGAGGCTCTACACCTCCGGTTAAAATACAGCCAAACCAGATTCCAACAGGATTGGATCGTATTGGTCAAAAAGCTGCATTAAATATTAAAACTATTTCCGGTATTAACGATTCTATGTTAGGTACAGACAGTGCTGAAGTATCTGGCGTTGCGATACAGGCTAAACAGAATCGCGGTGTCGTTATGATACAGGTGCCGTTAGATAACTTACGGAAAACAAGACAGTATATGGCGGAAAAAATTCTTAATCTTATTCAGACTTTTTATACTGAACAGAGAGTAATACAGGTTACTAACGAGGAAGATCCGCTAAAACCCAGAGAGCCTATGGTTATAAACCAAATAACACCCGAAGGTCGTATTATTAATGACTTGACTTTGGGGGAATACGATGTAGTGGTCGCAACTGCACCTGCACGTGACTCGTTTGATGAAGTGCAATTTGCAGAAGCCCTTAACCTTAGACAAGTGGGTGTACAAATTCCTGACGATGCTATTATTGAGTACTCGCACCTTGCTCGTAAAGGAGAACTTGCTAAACGTATCAGGGTATTGACAGGTCAGGAACCGCCTACCGAAGAGCAAGCGCAAATAATGCAAGCCCAGCAGCAGATGGAAATGCAATCTGTACAGTTGGAAATAGCAAAACTGGAGGCAGAGGTAAGAAAACTCCAGACCGAGGCAGCTGTAAATATTGCCAAGGTACAGGATATGTCGGAAGTAGATCCGCAAATGCGTATGCAGGAGATGCAGTCGCAGCTTGAAATGAAGCAGCGTGAACTTGATCTACGAAGAGAATTGGCTGATTTGACGAACCAGACTCGTACAAGTCAGGCAGAAACTAACGCAGCAACGCGCATCGCCGCTACTGCAATGCAAACTGCTGCAAAACAGCAACCCCAACAACCCCAACAACCTAAACAGGTAGAAATACCTAATATTAGACAATAGGAGATTGCGTAATGGCAAAAGGTAAGAAAACTGAAGAAGCTCAAAACGAAGATGTAGTATTTGAAACAATGCCAGGGGCAGATAAGTTATCGGAAGATAGCGAACAGTCTTTGGATATGAACTTTGGTCTTGGTGAAGAGGAAAAAGAAGAGGAGTTGGAAGAAGAAGTAGAAGAAACTACAGCTGAAAAAGTTGAAGAAGAGGCTGTCGAAGAACCAAAAGCCGAAGAAGAACCTACTGAAGAGACTGAGAAAGAAGAAGTTACTGAAGAAGTTGCGGAAGAATCTCAGGAAGAAACAGTAGCAGAAACTGAAGAAGAAACTGTAGAAGAAGAACCCGAGGTTAAATCTAAAAAGCCAATGGTTCCTAAATCTCGGCTTGATGAAGTGCTTGCAAAACAAAAAGCGCTACAAAAACAGCTTGATGATGCAAAAGCAGCACAAACACCAGCAGAAGATGCCCCCGAAGACTACGGTTTTGAGGAAAAAGAAGTCGAATATCAGAATTTAGTACTTGATGGGAAGACAAGAGAAGCGGCTGCGTTAAGAAATGAGATACGGCAAGCTGAAAGACAACGATTAGAATATGAACTAACACAGAAAGTTACCAAAACCGTACATCAGAATCAGCAAGCGACTGCATTACAGTCAGCAGCATCTGAATTGGAGGCTAGTTTTCCTGTATTTGATCAAAATTCGGCTGACTATAACGAGACTTATACGCAAGAAGTTATTGACTTACGGGATGCTTTTATAGTACAGGGCTATGACGCTGTAGATGCATTGTCTAAAGCATCTAATTTTGTAGTTAAAAGCTATGATTTAGATACTTCTTCTGATTCTACTGGCCCTGCTTTAACGAAATCATCTGCACCGAAAGTTAAACCAGTTGATGAGGTTGCTAAAAAACGTGCTGAAGTTAGTAAAAAACTTAAAGCTGCTGAGTCACAACCCCCCGAACTACCAGGTGAAAGCAGTGCTTCAAGAGGCGAAAAAGTTATAGATGTTACAAATATGACCGAAGAAGAGTTTGATGCCCTTCCTGCGGCAACATTGGCTAGGTTAAGAGGAGATATAATATAATGCCCTACGTTAAAGGTAAAAAGTATCCGTATACTAAAGCAGGTAAAAAAGCTGCTGCAAAAGCCCGTAAGAAAAAGAATAGATAGTTATACCCTTGTTTTTTATAAAACTCGTGGTAGTATCGAATAAATTCGTGTGCCTTTACGATAGATAGGCCGTGTCGAACACGTAAATAACGCTATATTCGTCTGCTAGGGACGTTAAACCTGTCGAGATCGCGTCTCGTTAATAAGCGCTAAGTCGTCGCTCCGCGATAGAGAGCAACGGTTTAGCCGCACCTAAAGTCGGCTATGGATAGGCTTCGGCCTGATTTTTAATACGCATAGGAGGCCAATTATGGCTTTAACTAACTTTGCGTCGCTGACTAGTAACCAATTAACAGCGTGGAGTAGAGACTTCTGGCGTGTCGCTCGGAATATGAGTTTCGTGAATCAGTTTGCAGGTAGCGGTTCTAATGCAATGGTTCAGAGAATTAGTGAACTCACAAAGTCCGATAAAGGCACAAAAGCAGTAATCACGTTGTTGGCTGATATGACAGGCGACGGTATTACAGGTGACAACACCCTAGAAGGTAATGAAGAAGCTCTAAGAAGCTACGACATCACCATCGAGCTTGACCAGCTGCGTTTCGCAAACCGAATTGCAGGTCGTCTTGCTGATCAGAAGAGTGTTGTTAATTTCCGTGAGAACTCAAGGGACGCTCTAGCATATGCAATGGCTGATCGTATGGACCAGCTTGCATTCTTGACCCTCTCAGGAGTTGCTTATACTCACAAAACCAGTGGTTCACTTCGTCCCACCAATGTCACTGCCGGACACGATCTGGTAGATCTGGAGTTTGCGTCTGATGTAGCTGCGCCTACGACTAATAGACATAGGCGATGGGATGCTTCCACCAACTTGACAGCCGGTGACGTTACAGCTGTTGCTGCTGCAGATACGATTACTTACAAAGCAATCGTTGAACTCAAGGCTTATGCTAAGGATAACTATATCCGAGGTATTAGAGGTGCTGGCAACCAAGAAGTATTCCACATGTTTGTAACTCCTCAGCAGATGGCTGACCTTAAACTTGATTCAGACTTCCTTGCTAACGTAAGGAATGCTGGTGTACGAGGACCTAGCAACCAGTTGTTCTCTGGCACTTCAAGCTTAATGGTAGATGGCGTGATGGTTCACGAGTTCCGTCATGTTTTCAACACAGCTAATGCAACCACTGGAACTAGCTCTAATGCTGGTGCTGCTGGTTACAAGTGGGGCGCTGACGCTGATGTAAATGGCGCACGTGCTCTATTCTGTGGTGCTCAGGCCCTTGCTATGGCAGATATTGGTATGCCCGAAGTAGTTGAAGATACTTTCGACTATGAGAACCAATCTGGTATCTCCATCAGTAAGATTTTCGGCTTACGTAAGCCTAAATTCAACTCAGATTACAATGGGTCTACTGAAGACTTCGGCGTAATTTGTCTTGACACAGCTTACTAAGGGGGACTTAAGAGATGGCTACATTTACTTCTGGTGCTATTGATGGAAATAGCGCATTTAAGAACTTCCCTCAAGGCAACGTAGGTGTTCGTATGGCTGAATATACTGTCGCAGCTGCTTTGGCAGGTAGTGACATTATTCAGATGTGCGATGTCTTTGCTGGCGAAACAGTAGTTGGTGTAATGCTGACTACAACTGACCTCGATACCAATGGCTCTCCAGCTATTGTTCTTGATGTTGGTTATGGTGGCGATGCAAATGGTTTGATCGATGGTTCGACTATCGGACAGGCTGGCGGTACAGCTAGTTCATTTGCAATCGGTAATGCAACGCATGGCTCTACAGCAAGCGCACCAATTACCTTTACCTCTGACGACACAATAGATGTCACCGTAGCAACTGCTCCAGGTACTGGCGCAACTTCTGGTACGGTAACGATGTATCTATTTGTTATCTAAAACTGGACCTGCCCCCTTTTCGAAGGGGGCATTTTTAGGATGAACTCATTATTATGAAGATACTTAGCGATAAAGATTTACGAGTAGCGACCACATGGGGCGCTGTTGTTTTATTTGAAGCAGGAATTGAAAAAGAGATCTCTGATGAGGTTGGGTTACTTGCTATACAGATGGGCGCAAAAGAAGTAGGAAAAACATCTGGGAAAGATATTAAAGTTGAGTTAGAAGATAGTATAGATTCTGACTCTGATCCTTTGTTTGAAATTATGACTAACTTAATTAAGGAAGGTGATCCAGATAATTTTAAGGTAGATGGTACTCCTAAAGCCGCTGTTATTAATAAGCTGGCAAAACGTACTGTTAAAACAGATGAACGTGAAAAGGTATGGCAAGAAGCCTTGAACGCAGGGTAATTAAATGGCAGTTACTGTAGCTAGTATTTTATCTAGAGTAGATGCAACTTTACAAGATACATCTAATATTCGATGGCCTGATACTGAGTTAATCCTATGGGTTAATGATGCTCAACGGGAGATAGCTTTTATAAAGCCGGATGCTACAGCAACTGTCGCAACTGTTACTTTAGCAGCCGGTACAAAACAAAGTATACCTAGTGGTGGTAATAGATTATTAGATGTAACACGTAATATGTCAGCTGCAAGTAGTGGCACTGGGGGAAGAGCTATACGGCTTGTATCTCGTGCTGCATTAGATTCACAAAACCCAAGCTGGCATGATCCGGCAGTAACAGGCACTGCAAAACATACAACTGTTGTAAAGCATTATACATATGAAGATTCTAATCCTCGTACTTTTTATGTATATCCAGGGGTAAGTGGTAACGCTTATGTTGAACTTACTTATTCAGCTAATCCTGCTACTGTTGGGACTTCTGATAACATTGGAGTACCTGATATTTACGCTACTGCAATTATGAACTATGTATTGTATATGGCATATATGAAAGAAGCAGAGTTTGCTGAGAACTCGCAGAGGGCCGGAGCACATTACCAGTTATTTACTTCTATGCTTGCCGGTAAGGGGCAACTTGATGCAGCAACTAGCCCTAATCTGGATATACGAAAAGCTCCTACTGCTGTAGCAACAGGATAAATTCCAATAGCTTTTCTTTCTGAATCTGACATAGCTGTTAGTTCAGCTTTATCGTAATTTCTATTAGAAACAGTCAATTTACTTGGTAACTCATTAAAAGTTTGTGTTACTGTTCCACTTTCTACTAATGCCCACATTTTATTTTCTCCTTTTAATTTTTAGTTAGACCACCT